AGATCCAGCAATCGACAGCGCAAGGGTCGCTGAAGTTGCAGCAAGTGAAACCACAGAGAATTCCGAAGCAACCGCTGAGGAAACAACAACAAAGGAGAACAAAGTGTCAGAAATTACTTCTGAGGCTCCTATCGCAACCGAAGCGGTAGAAGCGACACAGGCTCCAGTTGTAACTGCTCAATACATGGCGTACACAAAGCCTCGTGTTGATACAAATGTTACAGCAGGACAATATGCAGCAGCACAGATTCGTGCAATCCAAGGCGACAACGATGCTCGTGATCTACTTGCAGCATTAGCAATTGGAACAGTTTCAGAAAACACAGGTATGGTTCCGCCAAACTATTTGCGTGATGTTATCGGAGTTATCGATTCATCTCGTCCGTTCATTGATAGCATCGAGCGTGCACCGCTTCCTGCTTCTGGGCTTAAAATTTTCACTCCTGTATTAGGTGCTCAGGCGATTATGGGATTAACTGCTGAAGGTGTTGAATATGCTTCACAAGACACAGCAGTAACTTTCCAAGAGGATAATATTGTCAAGTTCGCCGGCGCAAATGTTATCAATCAAGAAGTTCTTGATAGATCGGATCCAAGTTTCCTAGATTTGCTTATCCGTGAGTTGGCTGCTTCATACGCACAAAAGACTGATGCTTATGCAGCAAAAATTGCAGCAGACGGCGCAGATTCCTCAACAGGCGCAACACTTTACAAGTCTATTGCAGATGGAATTGCTGATTCTTACAATGTAATGAGAATGACACCTAGCAAATTGTTAGTTGCACCTTCAGGTGGTTATGTGAATATCGATTTTGCTAACATTCTTGGCGCAGTTGATGGATCACAGCGACCACTATTTGCAGCAGCAGCACCACAAAATGCTGCCGGTCTAGTAACTCAAGGTTCAACAAATGGAACAGTTGCAGGACTTGATCTAGTTGTAGATCCTAACTACACAGGTAACACAGGCAACGCAAAGGTTGCTTTGGTTTATCCTTCACAAGCAATGCGATTCCATGAATCTGGAACTTTTGAGATTCGTGCCAATATTGTTGCAAACGGCCGTGTTGAAATTGGTTTGTATGGTTATGTTGCAGTAGTTAATCGCTACCCAACAGCATTCCGCAAACTAGACATAGCGTAATTTAACTGAGTGCCTAGGGTTGCTCCCGATCCTAGGCATCCATTAATGGGAGTAAGGAGATGACATGCCAAGCATAATTACAGCCACCGAGTTGCGATCTATCCTTGGTGTGTCATCAGCCTTATATGATGATAATTATTTGAATGGCATTATAGACACAAGTGAAGGCATAATCCTTCCAATGTTAGTTACATTCAAAAGCCCAATCGAAAAAGTGTCGCTGACAGATAATGTCGCCACTTTCACTACACTAGGAATTCATGAATTTACCCAAGGACAATCAGTTGTCATCGCAGGATGCGGAAGTCCATATAACGGAACAAGAGTTGTGCTGGCAGACAATCTTGGACAATATACCTTTTCAGCATCGATCACTAATGCCGATTTACTCGAGGCTAATGTCATCCCATCCGGAACTGCTACCCTTTCTGGCGCATCAACTTATGTTGGAGTCCAGCCTGTTCGATCAGCAGTCTTTGCCGTTTCAGTCGAAGTCTTTCAATCAAGAATTGCAGCCGGAGGACAAATAGAAGGTGTTGATTTTAGCGCAACTCCTTTCCGTCTTGGCCGAAGTTTATTCAATAGATGCGTTGGTTTATTAGGTGCTTACATAGATGTTGAAAGCATGGCTCAATAAATGCCAGCATCAACAATTCTTTCATCAGTTCGCACACCATTAGCAACCGCTTTAGGAAGCGTTACTGGTAGCGTTTATAGTTATGTTCCAGAATCCGTTTATCCACCAGCAGTCGTTTTCGTGCCTTCATCGCCGTATCTTGAAATTGAAACAATTGGCAAGTCATCTGTTAGATGTAAAGTCAATATGACAATCACAGCCATAGTTGCTTACAACAGCAACCCAGCATCGTTGGACAATATGGAGCAATTAGTAATGAGTATTCTGGCAGTTATCCCATCGGGGTATGTTGTCGGATCAGTTGAACAACCAACAGTTCAACAAATCGGATCATCAACAATGTTGATTTCTGATATAAATGTATCAACCTATTACACACAGACAAACTAAGGAGCAAGATGCCTACGACAGTTATTACCGGTCGAGATATTACCTTCACCATTGGCGGTAATAATTTCGATGCTCAAGTTACAACCGCAACTTTAGAGTGCGAGAGAAATCGTGTTCGCTATGAAACTTTGGATGGAGCATCATTTAAGGTTATCGATGACAACTGGACATTCAATATCAGTATGCTTGCTGATTGGGGTGCTACTGGATCACTTTGTGAGATCCTTTGGGGAGTTGCTGAGAGCGCACCAAACACAGGCATTTCAACAGTATTCACAGCAGCAACAGGTGCAGCATTTACTTTCCAAATTCTGCCTAACTTTCCATCAGCCGGTGGAACAGCACCAGATGCACAAACTCTTGATTTGAGTTTCCAAGTTATTGGACAACCAGCAGAATCATTTAGTTAATAAGAAATCGGGAGCAAAATGAAACTAAATATAACAATTGAATACAACTCAGGCGAGCAAGCCACTTATGTAGCCCAACCGCCTGAGTGGGCAAAATGGGAAAAGCAGACAGGACACACCATTGGTCAAGCATCCGAGAAGTTGGGCGTTTGGGATCTTATGTTTCTTGCTTATCATGCACATAAGCGAGAACTTGGTGCAGCCAAACCCATCAAGCCAATGGATATTTGGATGGAAACTGTTGCCGATGTAATTGTCGGTGATGCAGACCCAAAAGCCACCCAGCAGGAAGCCTAAGTAGATTATTGGTTGAGTTGGCAATAGCCACACAAATACCAATGAGCGAATGGGTTGAAGCAGAGGACATTTTAACAGCGATCGAGATATTGGAGAAACGGAATGGCAACTAGCACCGAACCTCTAATAGTCTATGATAAAAGAGAATTAAATTCATTTGCCAAGGTAATTCGAAACATGGGTGATATTGCCGTTCAAGAAACCAAGCGCAGGGTTGGCGAACTGGCTCAAAAAGAATTAACAGAGATTCGCAGAATTGCTGCATCAAGAGGCAAGGTTGCTGATCGTATTGCCCAAGGCGGTAAAGTAAAAAAGTCATCCGTACTTGGTGAAATATCTTTTGGTTTTGCTTCTCAAAAGTTTTCAGGTGGAGCAACAACTCAATTCAATACTCGCAATGATACAAAAGGCAATCGACTTGGTATTGGTGCAGCACATGAGTTTGGTTCAAAGAATTATCCGCAATTCCCAAGATGGAGTGGGCCAATGCCTAAAGGTTCAGGATCAAGAGGATATTTCATTTATCCAACAATTAGATTCTTGCAACCAACTATAATTAAAGAATTTGAACAAATCATTTTGGATATAAGAAAAGAGTTTGCTGATGGCAGGTAATAGCAGAACTTTAACCCTTGCACTTGCAGCCGATATTGATGGCTTAAAAAAAGGCTTAGATGATGCAAATAAGGTTGTAAATAAATCAGCCGATCAAATTACGGATTTTGGCAAAAAGGCTGCTTTGGCTTTTGCAGCCGTTGGTGCAGCAGCGACAGCATTTGCAATTCAAGCCGTAAAAAATGCCGCTCAAGATGAGGCTGCTCAAAGAAAACTTGAGGAAACAATAAGGGCATCAACCAACGCCACAGTTGCTCAAACTAAAGCAGTTGCTAACTATATTGACCAAACTTCTATTGCTATTGGTGTAACTGATGATGAGTTGAGGCCGGCATTTGCCAGATTAGTCAGATCCACTAACGATGTTGAAAGAGCGCAAGAACTCCTCAACCTTGCTTTAGACATTACCGCTGCAACCGGCAAACCTTTAGAAGCGGTTTCCAATGCGTTAGGTAAAGCATACGATGGCAATGCAACTTCATTAGGTAGGTTGGGCTTAGGTCTAGATCAAAACATACTTAAATCAAAAGACTTTGATCTTATTTACCAAAACCTTACTAAGACCTTTGGAAATTTTGCAGAAAATGAAGCACAAACTACTGAGGCTCAATTCAGGCGAATTCAGATTGCGGTTGATGAAGCAAAAGAAAGTATTGGTGCTGCTTTACTACCTTTGGTTCAGCAACTTGCTGCTTTTATTTTATCTACTTTAGTGCCGGCTTTGAATCAATTTGTTGCAGGTCTAACCAAAACTGAATTGACTGCTGGTGAAGCAGCAACCGGAGCATACGAATTTGGACAACAATTAAGATCAACTATTGAGTTTGTTATTACCATAAAAGATGAATTGTTAATACTTGGTGGCATTATTGCAACTGTATTTGTAGCCAATAAGATAATTGCATTTGTGGCAGCAGTTCAAACATTAATTACCGCAATGGTTGCTTTAAGAGCAGCAGCAACCGCTGCAAGCGTGGCGACTGCTTTTGCAACCGGTGGAGGATCTATTGCTGCTGGAGCCGTTGCTTTGGCTGCTGCTGGCATCGCAACCGGAGTTGTAAGTAGTGCGGTTTCTGGAGGTAATGCTGCAAACGCTGCATCAACCGCTACTGCTGCTCAATTGGCTGCTGGAGCAGCAAGGGCTGGCACGACAGTAAATAACATTACAGTTCAATCAGTAGATGCAGAAGGATCTGCCAGAGCAGTTGCTAAAGTATTAAATGACAGCGCATCAAGATCAACCCCACAACTTTACAATTCAGGAATCACTAGGGCTAGATAATGACAGTTTGGACACCTGATTGGAAACTATCGGTTGCTGGTGTTGATTATGAAAACATCACAATTGCTGACATCGCTCACCAAGCAGGTCGAGATGATATTTATACTCAACCAAATCCATCTTATTTACAAGTTGAGGTTGTAGCACTTTCTGGCCAAACTTTACCATTTGAAATCAATGATGGTTTAACTTTGCAGGTAAAAAATAGTGCTGGAACTTTTGTTAGTTTATTTGGTGGAAACATAACCGATGTAACTGTTGAGGTAAGAAATACCGGATCGGTTTCTAATGTAATAAGTTACACGCTTTTAGCAATGGGCAGTTTGGTCAAACTTGCCAAAGAAATTTATACAGATAACTTATCGCAAGATATTGATGGAGATCAAATTTATACTTTACTTTCATCATCATTATTAAATACTTGGAATGAAGTACCGGCAGCGGAAACTTGGTCAGGTTATTCACCAACAGAAACTTGGGCAAATGCGCAAAACATTGGTTTGGGTGAAATCGATGCAGGTCTTTACACAATGTCAAGCAGGTCGGCTAATCCTGACACTATTTACAATATCGCTTCACAAATTGCTGATTCAGCACTTGGATACATGTACGAGGATAATCAAGGGAACATTGGATATGCAGATGCCGATCATCGCCAAACATACCTTTTGGCAAATGGCTACACCGAACTTTCAGCAAATACAGCCTTGGGTTCAGGTTTAAGGACTTTAACAAAATCAGCAGATATTCGTAATGATATTTATATCAATTATGGAAATAACTTTAATAATGAGGCAACCGCCACAGATACTGCTTCAATTGCCCTTTATGGTTACAAAGGGGAAACTATCAATTCAGCAATTCACGATGGAACTGATGCTCAAGAAATCGCAGATAGATACATAAGTTTAAGAGCCTATCCTTATGCAACCTTTGATAGCATCACCTTTCCAATAACCAATTCAGAGATTGATAATGCTGACCGAGATGCCTTGCTTGGTGTCTTTATGGGTCAGCCAATTCATGTTACAGATTTGCCGTTTCAGATCAATAATGGCGCATTTGAAGGCTATGTTGAGGGATGGCGATGGAGCACTCGATTCAATGAATTGTTTTTAACAATCAATTTGTCACCAATCAATTTCAGTCAGGTGGCAATGCGCTGGAATACTGTTCCGGTTACCGAGGCATGGAACACAATTGGCAACACTTTAACATGGGAATACGCTACAATCGTAGCCTGATAATAGGAGAAAAATGGCAAACACAACCAATTTCGGATGGGAAACCCCAGACGATACAGATTTAGTTAAGGATGGCGCAGCAGCCATTCGCACACTTGCTGGTGCAATCGACACTTCATTACTCGATCTTAAAGGTGGCACAACAAATCAGGTATTAGCAAAAAATTCAAACACCGACATGGATTTCAAATGGGTTGCTGATGCTGCTGGTAT